TTAAACAAAGGATGTGGGAAAGAGATTATTTTACTTCTTGTCTTCCTACTCCTCAGAAAGGTGCTTCTGTCACTTTGCCTTTAGGTACAACAGCTCCAGTTGTTGCAAGTGGTGATTTAGGTTTAGTTACAAATTCTACTAGTATAACATTTAATGATGGTACTACTACAAATTTTGGTATAGCAAACGATGTGACAGGTAATGTTATTAATGGTTCTTCAGCTGGTAATTCTGCATATACGTATCAATTTGGTAGTCAAGTAGGTGCTAAACTTTCACAAGCTGAAGCTGAAGACAAATTAAGTGTTGATTTAACAGGTGCTTCATCTGTCAATATCACAGATTTAAGGCAGGCTTCTGCTCTTCAGAGATGGATGGAAAGAGCCATGAAATATGGTTCCAGATATGTTGAAATGATCATGTCTGCTTTTGGTGTTAGATCATCAGACGCTAGATTGCAACGTCCAGAGTATCTTGGAGGAGGTAAAGCCCCAGTTATCGTTAGCGAGGTTTTACAGACTTCTTCAACCGATGCAGAGTCTCCTCAAGGTAATATGGCAGGTCATGGTATTGCATTCCAACGTTCTTTAGGATTTATTAAGTCATTCGAGGAACATGGCTATGTTATTGGTTTAATGTCAATTTTACCCCGTACTGCTTATCAGCAAGGTTTACCAAGACATTGGTCAAGAACAACTCGTTACGATTACTTTTGGAAGGAATTTGCCTTGATAGGTGAACAAGGAGTGCTAAACAAGGAAATTTATGTTAATTCTGCTAATCCAAATGATGTATTTGGTTACCAGTCAAGATTTCAAGAATATCGCGAAGGTATTTCATCCGTTCATGGAATGATGAAGACTACGTTGGACGCTTGGCACTTGGGCAGAAAATTTGATTCCGAACCTAGTTTAAGTCTTGAGTTTGTTAGATCAGATCCATCTAAGCGTGTATTGGCTTCACAAGACGAGCCTGCTTGTTTGGTTAATTTAGTTACACATGTAGACGCAGTTCGACCAGTTCCATCTCGAAATAAGGAGTACAGACTACTATGACACATCGATTTAATTCTTATTCACAAAAAATAGACAAAACAGTAAAGACTGTTTATCCGAAGAGTACTACTGATCAATCGTCCAATTTTAGTACACTGGACGTTTTAAAACGCTTTCAGCGTGGTGAACGTTTTGATATGGCTTCTGATGCTGAATTTGATAATTCAATCTATCCAGAAGCTTTAAACAACGTCTCAGAGGTTGATACAGAAGTCCCTGTGTTTAGAAAGTCTGGTGCTGATCTTACAGAATTTCACAACGTGCTTAAAAACGGCGAAGCCACATTAAAGGCACTGATGAATTCCAAGAAGTCAGCGAAAACAGACTTGAAACAGGGCAATCAACCTACTACCGCTACCGAAGGTAGCGGAACAGGCACTCATGTGCCGAGTGAGGTCGCCGACGCGACCGAGCCTAATGCTTAATATGTAATATTAAGTAAAGGGGACCATTATTATTTCTTGATGTAATGGTCCCCACTGACACTAAGTCAGAGAAAGGATTAATAAATGGACCCGATTACAATGGTTGGCCTTGCTTCAGGTGCAAGTAATGTTCTAGGGACAATAGGCAATTTCTTTAATCAGAATAGAGCTTACGATCAACAGGCAGAATATAATAAATTGCAAATGCAACGCGAAGATACAGCATACCAACGTAAAGTAGCCGATTTGAAAGCGGCTGGATTAAGTCCTATGTTAGCAGTTGGTTCAGGTGGTAGTGCTTCAGCTCCTGCACATGTTGGTCAAGCTCCACAGATAGATACAGATAAGTTGAATGCGTTAAGTATGGTTCAACAAGTTATGGCTGGTCAGCAAATGAAAGAGCAAGTCGCACAGACAAGAGCTCAGACAGAGCTTATAGAAGCTCAAAAGTTAGCTACAATTGCGGGTATAGCTAACTCTACGCGTTCTACTAATGCAGAAGTAAATTGGAAAAATAAACAAACAAATGCATATGATATGAATACTTTTATCGGCAATGCAGGGAAAGTTATTGACATGATACCTGGACTTGGTACACTAGTTAAATGGGTTAAACCAATTTCAAAAATTTTCCGCAGAAGGTAGGTGAGATAAATGGCAGGAAAGTACCGCTCACTTAAAGGACGTCGAGGTGCAGTTAGGCGTTCAACGAAACGGTTTGGGAAAACCGCGAGACACAAAAAGCTACTGAATTTCGGTATTGGCCGAGGTGGATTTAGACTTTAAAAAATATATGTTGCGCCCGTTCTCCCACGGGCGTACACAAAGGGAGAATATATTCATGAGATGTACAAAACCAATTTTAATAACGGTTTCTAGAAAAACTGGCCTAAGTCCAGAAAACGTTCCTTGCGGACGTTGTATCAATTGTCGTTTAGAAAAAAAACGCAATTGGGCTATCAGAATGTTACATGAATTGCAGGTTAATGATTTTATCGGTTGTTTTGTTACGTTGACCTACAATAATGATAATTTGCCAGAAAATGGCACTTTAGTAAAAAAAGATGTTCAATTATTTATGAAACGTCTTAGGAAATTATATCCACCCAAAACCCTAAGATACTTTTTAGTAGGTGAATATGGAGATAGTTTTGATAGACCCCATTATCATGTAGCTTTTTTTGGTGTAGATTTTACAGATAAAAAAGATAGACTGAATTTAGATTCAAGTTGGACCTATGGTCACACTCATGTAGGTACACTTACTTGGGATAGTATGTCTTATGTCGCTGGATATATTACAAAAAAGCTAACCGGCCCTTTATCAGTTCATTATAAAAAAAATAATATAATTCCTGAGTTTAGTCTTATGAGTCGTCGTCCAGGTATTGGTGAAACCTGGCGTTTAAAGTACTTAGATAAAGACTCAGAATTTATTTATATAAACGGAAAAAAATCAATGTTGCCAAAATTTTATGACAGAAAATTTAATGAACTAAAAAAATTTATTGACAATTTTGGTATAAAACGCGTAATTAAAGACGAAGAACGAATTGAAAAAAATAAATTAAAAAAACTTCAGAGAATATTAGAAGACGCGAAGATTCAGAATGAACGAGCTGTCGAAAATGATATGTTGCTTCACAAGTGGAAAGAACAAGTAAATAAACAAGTTGAAAAAAATAGTTTAGCCATGCATAATATGCGTAAAAGGGGGTGAGTAAATGGATCAGCATATTATAGACATATTGCAGGCAATTTTTACCGCAATTGTTTTTTGGTTAAATAAAAATCCAAGTGAAAAAAAATAAAGGGAGAAAAAAAAATGCGAATAATAAATAAAAAAGAAATATTGAGTTTGGCAATCAAGAATGATCAAGACGGGTATGATATTCACAATTTACTTATTGATACTACTAATGGTTGTATTGAGTCCGACACTAGCGGTGTTAGTTCTTATGTTGGTAAATTTAATCTTGATCGAGATAGATCTACTTTAATTTGGTTAGTTGTAGGTGCTTTTCTCGCTAAACACTATGACGAAAATATTGATATTGGTCGCGTCAGGTTCTTAGATGTTCCAGATTTATTAAAAGGAGAAAAAACAGATGTACAAAAAAAATAGACAACTTCTTAATAGAAGTAATTTTGATTTAAGTTATCAACGTAAATTTACCATGGAGATGGGTGATTTAGTTCCTGTGATGGTTCAGGAAATATTACCAGGTGATACATTTAAGGTTAGTCCAGAATGTTTGGTTAGATTTAATCCTTTAGTACATCCAATTATGCACGAAGTTAATGTTTACTTTCATTACTTCTTTGTACCGAATCGCTTGACTTTTCATGGATGGGAAGATTTTATTACAGGTGGAAGGACTAATACAGATGTCCAAGTCTATCCAAACATGCTTGCTCCTAACGGCGGTTATGCAGAAGGCTCTCTCGGTGATTATCTTGGCTTACCTACGCTTATTGACGGTTATGAGCATAGTGCTTTACCGTTTCGTGCGTACGGTCTTATCTATAATGAATTCTATCGTGCACAAGATTTTGAAGCTCCTATTGTTGTTTCTACTGCTAGTGGTCTTGATACTACTACTAATCGAGATC